GACGGCTGCCTGCGCCGCCTGAGCCCGCCGCATGAGCGTCAGGTCTGGATAGGGCCTTGGGTCATCGAGGGTGAGCCTTGCCCGTCCAGACTCAGTAACTCCACACAGTCGGAGCCTGCCGCAGATCGAGGTGGATGAACCGGCCAGCGCCCTTCTGCTGCACCCCGATGCCGGTGAATCCCAAGTGCATCGCCAGGCGCAGCAGTTCGTGGGCATCAGCGCCCTGCACGCCGACATCGCAGGCCAGGCCGGTGGAGTGCATACCGGGCTCTGCTTTCGCTTTCTCGATGGGATGATCCGGGCAGCGGTAGCCCGAGGTAATCGTCATCGGCTTGCGGTAGACATCCCGCAACGCCTGAAGCCGGCCCATGAACTCGGGCCGCATCTCCTGCTTGCCGCAGTGACGGCAGCGAAACTCGGCTTCGGTGAAGTTCTGGTAATCGCTCCAGTTCACTTGGTCACCCCCTTGAACTTCTCCATCGTCCTGAGCCCGCCGATGCCCAGCATCCCGGTGATAACCACCCACAGCAGGTCGAGGTTCAGCGCAGGCGGTGCCGGCCAGCCCTTGATGGCGGCGCCCCAGGACAGCATCGGCTGGAGAATCGTCGCGTACACGAACCCCGCTGCCCCGCACCATCCGAACGCTGGCCGCCAGCCGGCCACGAAAACCGATGCGTGAGACGCCTCGCGTGCATTGATCTCAAGCTGCGCGATGGTTTGCTTCAGCTCGCCCTCGGCGGCCATGCGAACCAACTCCATCTCGGCCTCGCGCTTCTTCTCCGGGTCAGGGATGAAGCGGTCCAGCAGCGTCTTGCCGACTTCGAGGATCGGCCCGAGGATGAGTGGGTTCACTTGCGAGCCTCCTGCTTGATGTGCTCCCACGCCGCGATGGCCAGGAACATGACGATGGCCCAGATGCCGGCACTGGCAACCTTGGAGAACGCATCACCCTTCGCCTTGTCCCACCAGTTTGCGTGAGCAATCTGCTTCTCATGCGCGATGCGGTGGCCGTGCGGATCGCCACCAGGGAACGCATCATTGAACGCCTGCCGCAGCATCGAAAACTGCCGGTCCATGTGCGTCAGCACGTGCTGCTCATGGTCGCGCATCGCTTGAGTCACCGCCGTCTGGATCAGCAGCTTCACGCGATCCTCAGTCAGCGCATCGGTTCTACGCTCGGGGCCTTCGTAGTCGGTGGAGATCATCGTCGTTCAGCCTGTTTGAGTCAGCGGATAGAGTGGGGCGCGTGGCGGGGGATCATCAGTCGATGTTGTAAAAACCAGAGATGTTGATGTTCGCGGCGGCATCAATGTCTACTGGGGTGGGTACAAGGCCGCTACCAGACCCTCTCAATTCGATGACTGTCGCCCCGGGATTCAAGAGCGCAATGATTGAAGTTGCGCCGGCAGGGAAAGTCAAGTTTTCAGCGTTGACTGTGACCGCTGGTGCGTACCCTGCGACGTTAGCGCAAGGCACTGGCAATCCGTCAATTTTGAGCAAACCTGTTCCGGTATGCGCGGACCAGTTGACGCGAGCGCTAAAGTAGCAAACCTTGTCGATAATCTTGTAAGTTCCAATTTGAGTCGTGTACGTTCCTGTTCCTGGCGTTGTAGTACCTATCGCCACTGGTGTAAAAGACCCGATTGGGCTCGGATATGCGCTACCCATAGGGCCAGTGTTGTTGATGTATGAAACACCGGCAACCGTCGTGCTGAAACCGCCACCGCTTCTCCACAAGTTGTCGGAAACGCGGTGATTGCTGCCTGCCGTTATTCGGCAATCGTAAACTGTGAAATTCTGAACACGATTACCAGTAATCAAGTTTCGCTCTTCTTCAGCACCATCTACCAAAATTCCATATGGCGCAGTGCTACCTGGGTAGGCCAAAATCTCGTTATTGGCGATGACAGTCCCTCTGTTTTGCGAGTCTGTCGGCGCGTATGAGTTCACCAGATAAATTGCGGTGTCGCCAGAAGCACCAGTAAGAGCGATGTAGTTTTCCGAAAATATGTTGTTGATGCACCCAGCACTGGCCGTAGATTGCGCCAGAATGCCGAACTCCGCGATCATGTCGAAGATATTATGGTGGGCCACCACATTGATTGATGCGTTAACCCACAGTCCTCGACGCACGCCGAAAATCAGCGAGTCGCTGATCATCAGGCCCTCGCAGTTGATCGTTCCGCTACCCACCTTGATCCCATAGCTACCCGCTGTCGGCGTAACGCCGCCGCTGTCTCGCTCACCAAAGCGGCACTGCGATATAGCGTTGTTCAAGCATTGGTCCGAGAACGTGACGCTGGCGTATGTGTAGACCGTTGTCACGTTTCTCCAAGTGCTGGAGCAAACACCACCAGCAAAAAAACCCTCCGCAAATCCATCAATGAAAAGGTTTTCGTATGCGTGCCAGTAGCACTGAGAAGCCGTCGTGCCTGCTGCTCGGATAGCAGTGTAGGAGTTGGGCGTGGTCGTGTAGCGAACGGCCTGCGCGATGTTCATGTCGCGGATCGTTACTTGAGAAACTCCGGCTGACACTTCAAATCCGTCACAGCCTGCGCAGAGTATTTCCGTAGATCCGACACCGTCGCCTTGCAGAACGGCATTGCCAGTGATATTGATCTTGCTGGTTAGTTTGTAAACACCCTGCGGGATTTGAACCTGTTTATTGTTAGCGACCCCGTAAGTGACAGCGGATTGAATCGCAACCGTTGAATCCGTCGCCCCTGTCGGATCAGCGCCAAAATCCAGCACACTCACCACATCCCGCATCTTCGCCTGCGCCGTGCGCGTCACGGCGCCAGTGCCAGCCTGTAGAAACGAGACATTGGTAGAGTCAATCGACACCACCACATTCGACAGTCGCTCCGTCGCACTCGGCGCCGAGTAAACCGTTGTCGCCTTGCGGTTCTGCACCAGAATCGAGTAATCCGAGTTCACGTACAACCGAGCCGGCGTGCCGTTGTTGACCGGGTAGCCACCAGCAGTGCGGATCGGCTGCGCTGCGGCCTGGGTCAGCGCGGCGTCCCAGTACACCGCGATGGGGTTGGTCTGTGGCGCCAGGTTGGCCGCGCCGATCCAGATGTACCCCGCCTCCAGCGGCGAGCCGTCGCGGTCGGTCAGGATGGGGAACGGGGGCTGGATGCTGAGGGCGGTCATTGGGGTTGCTCCTGGGAAACTGCGGGCGCGATTTGCTCGGCCTGGGATTGAATGGTGGCAGTGAGTCGCTTCAGCAGGGCGGCTTCTTCAGTGCTTCCCGGCGCTGCGCGGCCAAGCTGGATCATCAGGTTGCGCACAGGCGCAGACTCATACACGCGGGCCATCAACCCGACGCCGCCTGCCGATGCTAGCGATGCGCCGAAGCTACCCAGCAAGTCCACCAGTAAACTACCTGCCACGAATGGAACCGCTTGCTGTCCAGATGCAGTCGAGACACCGGCTTGGCCAGCGCGCCGCGTCAACGTCAGCGCGCGGGACAGTCCTTCAACTTGCGCGAGATGGTTCGCTCCGTCGCTTTTGAAGAACACGCCAATCTGCGGCTTCAGGCGCTGAAGTTCCGCATTGAACCGCTCCGGGCTGAACTGCGACGAGCCATCTTCTAGCTGAAAGCGCGCCTTGTCTGCTGCTCGCGCAAGAATTGAGGTTCTGGCGTTTGCTCTTCCTGCTTCAGTGAGTCCGCTGTAGAGCTGCCGAATCTCGCTCGGTTTCTTGCTGAACAGCATGTTTTCAACGACTTCTGGCGTTGCATTCCCGTTGCGCAGCACAGACTTCAGGGTGCCCATGTCAAGTTCGCCGGCCATCTCGGCCAAGCGCTTGTCTGCGATCTGCCACTTCGTGACATCGCGCCTGTTGCCGCTCTGGGCGATGAACTCCTGCATGTCCTGCTTTAGCGGTCCATAGATGTCCGATAACGCTTTCTGGCCAGTGGATCTGACGGCGGACAATTCTGGAGTTTGGAACGATTCGCCCACTTGCTTACGCAGTGTTTCAATGTTCCTCAGCCCTTGGCCCTGCAATGACGCTTTCCAGTCTTCCAGAACATTTATGACGGGTTCGTATTGCTTTGAGCGCAGGCCCTGAAGTTCTTGGATCTTGGCATCAATGGCCGCCGTTGCGCGCGGCACTGGCACAGCACCCTTTGCATCCAATCGGTCGATAACTTCGCCCTTGAGGTTGGAGTATTTCTGCAAGTCTCCAGAACGCTTGGCAGTCAGGTCGCGCATGATGTCGTCGCTGACATTAGCGGCGTCTTCCGCCCCGAACTGGCGCAACAGATCACGCACCGCCGAGATCCTGGCCTGCTGCTGCTCTGCGCGAGCGGCGCCTGTGCCGGCCAGAAAGATGCGTTCTCCGGTCTGCTGAGCCGTGCGCCCCATGAATGTTTGAGGTGGCATGACATCAGACGTCATCACCGGAATGCCGCGCTGCGTGGCCTCTTCAGTTCTGGCGGCCAACCCAGCGACGGGCGCGCGGCGCGGCGCCACCGCCGTTGCGCCGGCCACGCCACCGGCCAGGGCCGCCCCGATTTGACCAAGCGGACCGATCCCGGCCTCTTGCGCAATCTGTCCGCCCGCACCCGCGCCTGCGCCTCCTGCCACTTGCGTGATCGGCTGAGCGGCCATCATGCGGCCAACTTCTCTGGCCACGGGGGCGGCTTGACCAGCGGCAGACTGAACGGCTCGACCTAGCGCGGCAGTGCCGCCAGCGCCAGCAGCGCCAGCAGCGGTGGCCTGCACGATGCGCTCTGCTTCGGTCTTTGGCTTTGCCACACCAAGACGAGTCAGCAAGTCTTCCATCGCCTGCGTGGGCGCGGCGTATTGCGTGCCAAGAACTCGGTTCACCAGGCCAACGATGGGATCTCCAGCGAACTGAGCCAGCGTGGCAGCACCAGCGCCAGCAATAGCACCAGGAATCGCCCCTATGCCGGCCAACGGAGCGCCAGCCGCTGCACCCAGCGCCGCGCCCGCAGCGGGCAGTGCAAGCCCGCGAGTGGCAGCACCACCCAGACCAGTGAGCGTGGTAGACGGCGCAGCAGGCGCCTCAAGTGCCCCAGCGCCGCCACCGGCCCTGATCTGCGCCACGCGCGACTTCAGTTCAGGCGCATCAGGCGGAACATCGTCGGGGATGTTGTTGATCGTGATGCCGTCTTTGGTCGTGATGGAGTAGGGCATTTCAATACTCCACCGTCACGTTACGTTGACCTGGCGCAGGTCTTGACCGCTGTCCTGGCGGGGTCGGTTCTGGCGGCGCAGTGGGCGCGGACTCGACGGGCTCAAGGAAGATGTTGGAAGTGTTTAGCCCATAGCCCTTGGCAATTCGCTCAAGCCCTGTTCGCACGGTGGACTCTTGCTGGCCGGCTTGCTTGAATAGCGATTCCGCCTGGCCCTTGAATGCCTTACGTTGCCCTTCTGACAGACGGGTGCCACTTAGGACGCGGTTGTAAATGTTCTGCACCCGTTCAGGCACGCCGGCAGCATTCTGTGCGGTTGCGAATTCGCCTTCGCGCACCACCGAGCCGGGGTCCAGCATCTTCATGTAGCCGAAGATCAGCGACAGGTCACCTACAGCATTGTCTTGAGAAGACAGGACGCGGCCATAGGCAGACTTGACCTCTTGGTATCCCTTCGTTAGATCGGTGTATTCCTTGCGGAACTTCGTTTCTTGTTCGGGCCTCTTGTCCACAGGAATGACGCCAGCAGCAAGCTGATCGGCCTCGGCATTCTTGCGCCTGGCCTCCGCGCCAGATGCGGCAGCAGCAGCACGCGATGCGGCCTGCGCGGCTTGAGCCTGTTTGATCTGCTCTTGCGTCAAATTCAGATTGGCTAGGAATCGATCAGGAGCAAGTCTTGCTTCGGCTTCCTTGATGGTTGCTTCTGCGGTTTCTTTGCGAAGCGTGAATGGAGCCATCGTTGCGGCTCTGCGCTCTGCTCGTACAGACTGAACCCCGTCATACCACCCCTTGCCAAACTCCATCGCGCCGCCCAGTTCAATCATCTGAGCGGCCTTCTCCGGGCTGATATCCAGCATCTTTCGGCCAAGTTCCAACGTCTGGCGCCGTCCCGGATCGGCTTCAGCGCCGATACGTTCGTCAAGAATGCGCTTTGCAATCTCCGGGTCAGACTCCACGGCCAGCAGAATCTGCTGCGTGAATGCCTTGCGGTTTTCCAGTTGGCGCTTGTCTCCTTGCTCGCCCATAGCCCTGATCGCGTCGATCTGATCTTTGTTCGGCGCAAGGGCAATCAGGGGCTCAAAGTCGGCCCAGGTTCGATTTGGGTTGGACAGGACGCGAGCCATGCCGGTCTGGTAGTCCTGAGCGCGCTGCATCGCCGCCTGCTGCGCCAGGACTTTCTGACGTTCAGCATCTGCCGCAGCGAGAGCCTGCTGCTGCTGCGCCGCCGCCAGCGCCCTACGATCATCAATCTGCGCCAGCTCAGCCCCGGTGCGAATGCCCTGAGTAAACCCGGCAAGCGGCCCGCCCTGCCCGAACGCGCTGGTGTAGTCGAAAGGTGCGACCATGATGATTCCTTAGCCTGGGAAGCCGACACCAGCGGGGGACATGCCGGTCGGAATGCCACCCGTGGCCGGCGCTGCTGCCCCACCAAACGGACTGCCAAACGACGGCAAGCCGAACTGCCCCGTGCGCGCATAGTTCATGCCGGCCAGTTGCATCGGAACCTGAGCCAGTTGAGCGAACGGTGCCGCGCCGCCGAGGATGCCACCGGCCTGTGCCGCGCCGCCTTGCTGAAGCAGGTTGCTCACATTGGCGCCCATCGTGCCGGCTGCGGAAGCCTGATTTGCTGCCGATGCCTGACCACCCCGATACAGTTGCTCAGTCGCACCCAGGCCAGCGCCAGCGAAGCCACCGAGCCGCTTGTATTGATCCTCGACGGCCTGCTGAAGCATCTGCGGCCTGAACTGCGCCAGCGCCGCCTGGATGTTGCCGCCACGCAGGCCACCAGTTGCCGATGCGCGCTGAAGCATGGCCTCTTCGCCCTGCTGGATCTGGGCTTGCAGGAAGGGGCTTTGCTCGATCTGCGAGATCGCACCACGCTGCGCCTCAGCGCCGCGCAACCCGGCCAGGGCCTGCTGCTGCTCGAACGCCTGCGCGCCGGCCTGCTGAAACGGCTGAAAGCCTGCAATGGCCCCCTGTCCCGCCTGCACATACGGCGCTAGCAGCTTGCGAATCTCGTCAAACTGCCGCCGCTGTTCGTCAATGCCGGCCTGCGCAGCGCCCGCCTGAGCGCCTGCGGCAGATTCCGCCGCATCGGCTTGCATGGAGCCGCCGATAAGCTGCGAGCCCGCTAGGATGATTCCGCTGACTGGATCAGGCATCTCCGCCTCCCTTGGGGCCGAACTCGGCCAGATATGAATCGAGGCTTTCGCCGTACATGCCGAGCACCTTGTGAGCCACCGATACCGCTGCACTGGCGCCGTGGATCAGTTGCACGGCCACGAGGATCAACTCGTAGTAGCCTGCGCGCCAGGTGAACGAACGGGCGTCGGCCTGGCCGTCGCGCTCCACGCGGTCGCTGGCCTGCCACTTGAGAACCATCGTGCCCAGCAGGGGCAGCAGGGTGCCGGCGTGCCGTGCAAAAAACGGGTTCTGCGGCATGGCGACGAGCACATTCCAGATCGTCGCATCGAGATCTGCGCGCAGCACCTCATCATCGTCTGCGACATCATCGAAGGTCTGGATGGCCTGCCAAACCATCAGCAGCCACTCTGCCGCCTCAGTGGGCAGCATTAGCGACTCAAAGTGCTTGCGCAGGGCGTAGGTCATGGCGGCATCCTCGGAGGCCGCCGGTAGCCATGAACTCGGCGCTGTCATTCTAGGGCCTCAAGTGATCTCGCGTCCAGACACCCGCATCGTCAGCGCCGTGGCCGCGCTGGCGATGGTGGAGATGAACGCGCTGGGGTCCAGCGTTTGCCCGACCAGTTCGGGGCACTGGTACGTCTCGCCGGGGACCACGGTGCGCTCATCAATGACGAGGTTTGAGTTACTTGCGGTTCCAGCGGCCTGGACGAGGTTTACCGAGAACGTGCGGTTCACGGTGTCCGTGTTGGTCACCGTGGCCTTGTCGATGATGGCCCGCGCCGAGGTGGCGGTGTACTGAGTGGTCTGCGTGGCCTCCAGTTGCTTAGGAGGAACGAGGGTCTTGACGGTGACGGTCATGCTGGGTAGCTCCTGATGTTGTTGGACACCGTGAGGATGATGCTGGGGATGGCCGGAACTGGCGCGGCTGCTGGCCGGTACTGAAGCTGGACGCTGGTGTCAGACACGGCCCACATGAGCTGCACGTAGTCGCCGGCCTTGAGGTCAAGAAACAGGTTCGCAGACGAGAATATCTCGGCGTCGTTGCCCTGAATCTGCACCTCGCTGGCGCTGTCTTGGACATCGGTTCCATTCAGCCGAAACCATATCCAGAACCGTGCCGTGCCGCCCGATGTCTTGTCCAGTTGCACCGAGAACTGGAAGTCATACACGCCCTCGGTGTCGATCTCGATCTCAGACGTTGACGGACTGCGCAGGCGCACGCCTTCGCTTAGGTTTGTCGTGTTGAGCGTGATCGCGTATGCGGTATTCGACAGTGCCGCATTCTGCACTGTCGTGTCGTAGAACTGCCCGAATCTGGTTCGCTTTGGTGGCACCTTCGCGGGTGCCATAGACACCATCTCGACAGCGGTACGCAGGTCTTCGACAGCCTGGAGCGCCAAAGTGGCGCGAGCCTCCGCCGCCGCTGCCGATGCGCCCACCTCGTCGGCCAGGTTCTGGAACGCGCTCAGGGCCATCGCCGCTTTGGAGTCAGCGATGGCCGCAGACAGCGCGGCTTCGTCAGCGATGCGCTGCAGTTCGCTCAGTGCCTGCGATGCCTTGGCGTCAGCAATGGCAGACTGAATCTCGACGCTCTGCACCCGATCAGGTGCAATGCTCTCGGTGACAAAAAACAGGTTCTCGAAAGCCTTGATGGATTCGTGATCGTCAAGGAACTTGGCGAGTTGATCCCGCGTCAGGCCCAGCGGTGGCGTGCGAGTCGTTGCCATGTCAGACGCTCAAGCCCTCGAGGCGGGCCTCAAGGCGCATCACGGAGATGTGCGCGCTGGAGTCGCCCCGGAACCGCTGAATGCGCCGGTCGCGCATGAATCCCTGCTGCCACCACACCAGGCGCCGCAGCGTGGCTCCGTTGCCGCCCACCGAGATGAAGCGGTCCTGGCTCCAGGAGCGCCCGTCCAGGCTGTAGGATGTGCTGATCTGCGGGTTCAGACCAACCGTCACGCGCCCGGTGAGCGACACCAGTTCGAGTTCGTGGAAGATTGCGCCGCGTGACTCGTTGTAGACGATGGGGCAGGAGAACTCCCAGCGCACCAGCGCGCCCCAGTGCTCTCCGTTGTCGTTCGTCAGATAGCCCACGCGGGCCTGCTGCGGGTCACCAGCAAGCCACTTGCCATAGGCCCACACGAAGTTCTGCGCCCGGTACTGCGAGAAGTCGGCAGTCGATGTCGTCAGGGTGAACCACACGCGCTGTTGCAGCGCCTCGCTAGCCGCGTGGTCATAGACCAGAGTGCGGTCCGGCAGATGCACGTACAGCAGTTTGTGCGAGCGGTCCAGACGCTGTTCGAGCTTCACGCCGGCCAGTTGCGCCTCGGTGTAGGTCTGCAACAGTTCGTCGATGTCCTGCGTGGCAACTGGCGTGGCGGTGGCATTGGACGCGATGTAGATGCTGGGGGCTTCGTTGCGCCCGCTGCCGAGGAATGCGATCTGCTCATCGAACACGCAACAGGCGTGGGTTCCAAGTGCGCCCTTCTGCACCTGGGCGCCGTCGATGCGCTGGAAGGGAAACCCGTCGCCGCCGATGTTGTCGAACACCTCGATGGTGTGGCGGTTCAGCGCATAGACCTCGTTGCGCAGCCTGATGAGGGCCACAACCGGATCAGGATCGGCCTCGCTGGAGCCGTACTTGAGCGGGTTGACCTGCGTCGGGTCGCTCAGTTCCGTGACCACCAGGAACTCGCCGTCCGTGGTCATGAAGTAACCGTCGATCCAGCACATATCGAGCACGGTGCCGATGTCAGGGTCAGTCACTTGCGTGAGCGTGCCGTTCCAGTAGAAGAGGTTGCCACCCGACGCGATGGCCAAGCGGTCAAAGCTGTAGTCCATCGTGACGTAGCCCGTGCCGCCGACATCGCCCAGCACCGTGATAGCGCCGTTGCTTGCCACCGTGACCAGCTTTGTGCCCATGACCCGGTAGCAGGTGCCATTCCACTCGATGCCGCCCCGGTCGATGCCCGGTGCCACGGCGTTGCCCAGCGCCGTGATGCCATCGTGCGGGCGCAGGTAGGAGTCGCTGACGCCAGAGCCTTTCGGCACGGGCTGCATGTTCACCGGGTACGCGGTGCGGATGTCCGGGCCGGTGTCGGTGTAGATGCCGCTGACGATGGGAATGGATGCCATGCGGGCCTCAGCAGTTCCACGCCTTCAGAGCCAGGGCCTTGCGAGTCGGCTTACCCTTCTCGTCCTTCATCGGCCCAGGCATTCCGCCCATGCGAGCGCAGAACGACTTGCGCCGCGCCGCGTCCTTCTCGTTCTTGGGGTTCGGTGCCGGAGGCTTGAGGTTCATGCCCTGTGCCTTGGCAGACGCCCGCCCCTTGGCGTTCAAGCCGCCCTTGGGGTTCTGGCCCTCCTTGCGGGTCCATGCGGGCGACTTCGCCATGTCAGATACCGTCCTCGCCCGTCATCACGTTCAGCGTGGTGCCCGATGCACTGATGTGCGACAGGATGGTGTCGTCCACGCCCTTGCGGATGATGACCTCGCTGCCGGCGCGCACGGGCAGATCAGCAGTGGTGGCCGCACCTGCGGAGTTGCGCACTCGCACGTAGCAGACGTTCGCGCCAGTGTTCACCAGGCGCACGGCGGTGTCGTCCTTGGCGATGTTGATGCTGGCCGATGAGGCGGCAGGCGTCACCACCTGGTTACTGCCGTAGCGGGGGCGGAATTGATTGATGATTGCCATGTCAGTCTCCGATCAGGCGATGCGATACCAAGAGTTCGTGGGCTGGTAGAACCTCATGCGGAAAAAGTCCTCCGCCGCCAGCGTGGTGGGGTCACCATAGGCAGCTACCGCGCCGTTGATCGCCAGCGTAAACGTGGTGATCTGCTGGGTGGTCATGATCAGAATCTCGGTGCCGTCAGGAGTGGCGGTGTTCAGGGGCAGCGTCACAGTGCCGGCGGCCAGCGTACCGGCGGGTTGCAGGATGATCCACTGCTGCTCGGCCACCGGAGTGGGCGCGGCGATGTTGAAGCCCGTGGAAGGCGTATAGAGGTTGGTTGCCACCGTGGGCGCGGCAAACTGCTCTTGGAAGTACGCCAGCAGGGCCTGCATCGGCAGGCGGCGCGCATCGCCGTTGCTGGTGTTGTAGACGGGCAGTTGGTCGCCCGAGGAAACCTGATCCAGCAGGGGGAGTTGATTGATGGTCGGCATGGGGCCTCCAGTTCAGAGTTCGAGCGGGCCTTCCTGGCCGGTCAGCACGGGGTCAGTCGGGCGGTACAGATACGGGTCATCGTAGCGCCACGGCTTGTTGCCTGCGCCTGCTGGCATGGTGCCCGGAAGCTGCTGTTCCTGCGGCATCGCGGCGCGGGCCAGCAGAGTGTCGTATGCCGCCTTGGCAGTTGCCATCGTGCCGGGAGTGACCTGCTTGCCGTAACCCGGAGCAATTCGCATGGCAAGGTTGCAGATGATCGCCTCGTTGGCCGAGTCGGGCACAGCGGTCTCGGAGTCCAGATCGGTGTTCTCAGGCGACAGCGGCAGCGGGTAGCCCAGGCGGATGCCCTTGGCATTCCAAGTCGCCATCATCGCGTCCATGCGTCGGCAGGCCGATTGCAGCATCTGCGGCGTGAGGTCGAACACATAGGCGGCCATGCCCGCCTCCTCAAAGGCGGCCTCGACGAACTGACGCTTGGTGTAGGCCATCGCGGTGCCCTCAAGTCGGATTCATGGCGGCGTCGATCTTCGCCAGCAGGGTTGCGTCGGACCAGCGCTTGTCGGCCTTGATGCCCAGCAGTTCGGCCTGCTGAAGCATCTCGGTGCGAGTGGGCGGCGCGTCGTCAGATGGCACGGGGTCAGCGGCAGCGGTGTCAGCGGCAGCGGGGTCAGGCGGCAGGCCGGCTTCGCGTGCGGCCTTGGCGGCGCGAGCCTGAGCCTTCTCGGCCTTGAATGCGCGGCGGCGCTGAGCGTCCTTCTTCTGCGCCCGCCAGTCAGCACGCTTGAGTCGCACGATGGCGGCCTCTCCAGCGGCTTTGAACGCCTCGTCCAGGCTCAGGTGCCACCCGGCATCGATGTGCGCCTGTAGCTCGTCCTGGCTCGCCGCAGAGGCCAGCTTGTAGGACTTGCCGCGCTGCTCGTAGTTGCCGGGGCTGCGGTAGAGGGGGACGGGGGATTGCCTGGCGGGATGGGTTATTGGGAAGTTAGGCAGTTTACGATCTGCGGCTAACTACTGGCGTTACTTCTTCGGCCTCGCTGCTGGCGCCTTGCTCGGCTTGCCTGCCTTCATGGCAGCAGTGCGCGCAGTGGACAGCGCAATTGCCACGGCTTGCTTCTGGGGCTTGCCGGACTTCACCTCTTTCGAGATGTTCCTGCTGATCGACTTCTGCGAGTAGCCTTTGGTCAGGGGCATGTCAGTGTCCTTCAGATACGAAAAAGCGGGCGGCAGCTTCTCACCACCGCCCGCTTACCTCAGAGGCTCAGATCACTGCCCGAACAGCAGGATACCGGCCATCTGCGGGTTCGTCATCACGACACCGAACAGCGTGTCCAAGCGGTACTTGGTCGTCATGGTGTCGATGTCGTAGAACTTCTGCATGACCAGTTCGATGCCCTGATCGGTGCTGGCGCGCATCACGGCCACGCCCGCATCACCCGGCACCGAGTAGCGACCCGGCAGCAGTTCGATGGCGTCCTTGTGCCAGAAACAGTTGACGCCGGCAGCGTTGTCGTTCACCCAGTTGATCGACGCGGTGGCCGAAGCGGACGCCACGTTGATGTTCTTGTACTGGAGTTCGGCATCGGTCGGGGAACCCGTGGCGCCGATCAGCGGGGGACTGATGGTCATCGTGGTGCCGGTGTCAACCGAGATCACGCGGAAGGTCTTGAGTTGCCCCGTAGACTGCTTCGTGATGTGGTTGACGGCCTCGATGCCCACGATGGTGAACGCATCGCCAGCATTCACGCCGACCGTGGTGGACACGGTGACAGTCTGGTAACGGTTGTCCACGTTCAGCACGCCGGCCACAGCGTTGGTCGTGGCGCGGGGCACGAACTGAACCTGGGCGCCGTTGGTGGCGATGGTCACAGCCGTGGCCTGGGCCGTCAGACGGTTGCCGTAGTCGAGCTTGTACGTCTCGAAGCCGGCCACCATGCCAACGTAGCTGCGCTCGTACGCCTTGTCGGACTTGGCGTTGCCGAACGAGCGCGTGGCAGCGGCCAGATTGCCCGCCAGTCCGTTGTAGTCGCGGCTGTTCAGGGCCATGTACCGATTCTCCATCGGGATGCCCTGCTCGTTCATCATCGAGTCGGCCAGCGCGATGTCGTCGTAGTCGCCGGCAGCGCCAGCCACGCCGATTGCCAGGGTGCCTTGGTTCGCGGCGACGTTCATCACGGCCACGTTGATGTCAGAGGCCAGCTTCTGCCGCGCAGCTTGACCCAGACGGCCCTCTTGCAGCGCATCGCGCAGTTCCTTGGCGTTCAGCTTCCAGGCGGAAGTCTTGCTGAAGCCCAAGGTGGACGGCACGGACAACTGCGTCATGTCGTCGTAGTTCGATGCGATGGTGGAACCCACCGTCGAGGTGAACGACTGCGCGATGTAGGGCATCGGACGCCAGATGGTGTCGCGGCTGCGCTCCATCGTGACGGGGTCCGTGTTGTAGATGGAGACGTTGCGGCTCAGAACCAGCGCGTCCTGAAAGCCAGCGAGGATGTCTTCGAACGCTACGCGCTCTTCTTTGGAAAAACCGTTCGGCATGATGAACTCCAGAATGGATGAGTGACTTGGTACGGCTTGCGCCGCGCTTTGCTACTCACCCCTTCAGAGCCGGGCGGCCGCTCATGTCTTGTGCGCTGCCCGTGAGGTGGGCGAAACCAGATGGGCCGAATGTACCACGAACACCCGGCCCCGTGTCAACAGGTGCGGATCAGTGCCGCGCCGATTGCTTCTCGCGCTGCTGCTGGCGGTAGCGGATCACCTTGGTCATGTCGCCCGTGCGCTCGGCCTCGGCGCGCAGGCGCTCCAGCGTGGAATCCGTGGTGCCGCTGATCGGCGCAGCGCCGTTGGGGACGGTGCGCTCAGGCGCGGGCGGCTTGGTGCGGGGAGTGATCTTCAACTGTGCCTCCAGTTTGGCAATCGAGAATGCGAACTTGACGGGATCGGCGATCGCCGCCAGTTCCTTTGCGCGCTTGGGGTTCTTGCCCAGCGCGTACACCACCAGCGCGGGGTTCTCCGCGCCTTGCAGAATCACGCCCTGCTGCACGGTGGACAACGCCTCCTGTACGGTGGCCTCGGCGTCCTCATAGTCGCGCACCTTGAGCGCGGTCTTGGCCTTGCCGTAGTTGTCCAGCTTTGCCTGCCACGCCTGCTGCTGTTCCTCGACCTGTCGCTGCTGCTGGCGCTTGGCGGCCTCCACGGCATCGCGCTGCTTGTACCAAGACTCCAGCGCCGCCTCGTAGCGGTCGGTATCGTAGTCGTGATCTTCGAGCTTCGGCTTGGCGCCGAGCGTGGGGATCGCGGCCTGTGCCGGCGCGGTCTGCTCACGGGCTTCGTACTCACGCACCTTGCGCTGCAATTCGCGGTGCGACCGGCGTAGTTCGCGCACCCAGTCAGGGGCGCGCTCGGCCTCGGGCTCAGGCTCCGTCAGAACCTCATCGCCCAGCGTTACCTGCACCTCATCGGCTTCGGTTTCCTGAGCGACCTCGGCCTCAGGCGCTGCGGTGTCTTCGGCGTCTTGCGTCTCAGGCTCGGCGGCCTGGATGTCCTCAAGCGGCGGCGTCTCGCTGCTGCCATCGGGCTGGATCACTTCGATTTCAGGGGGCATGGTCTTCCTCATCTCACGCATTGGCGGCTGCGTGGGTGCCGGTGCCGGGTCAACCCCGGATATTCATGCGTCTCGCAAACTCTGCCATCAGCTCCTGCGAAATTGCCTGGATTGCATATGCTTCCTGCTCACGGCCTGGAGAAATTTCACCAATCACGTCGCAATACTCCTGCCAGACATGCACCGCTTCATGAATCAACAACCCCGCCACCTCAATGGGTGTGCGCTTTTCATACTCACGAATGCAAATGACGGTCATTGACTCGCCATTAACGCTTGCCATGTGATGCGCTGTTGCATCGGCGCCGTCGTTCACAAACAGCGGGCGTGCGCGCACCTTTGATTTGACAAGTACATCGTCAAACTCTTCCTGTGTCAGGCATAGCGTCAGGTACGGCCCTGGGCGGGCAATGCGGCGGTCAAGCCAGCGATAGGGTTGCTTCATGTTTGTCATCAGTGCAGCGTCAGCCCGAACACCGCAAACACGGCCCGCGAGTCGAACTCGTCAGCGGCGGCCAGGGCGGCTAGAGTGTCTTCCTCGTCGCGCAGAATCTCGCGCAGTTCTGCCGCAGCGGCCTGGATGTCGGCATCGCGCTGCGCGGTCGTGATCCTGCTGCGCTGCGCGGCTTCCAGCTTGCCGAGTTCACGTTGCAGGCTCTCGACCTGGGCAATCTCGCCCGTGTAGTCGGCCAGCTTGCGGGCAATGCGCTGGGCCTGCGGCTGTTCGGAGTCCGCGAGCGTCTGCGCGATGCGGCGCAGTTCGGCCTGGTGTTCCGGGTCGAACCGGCGCAGCGACTCCTCGAAGATCGCACGCTCACGCGCCCAGCCTCGGCGGCGCTCCTTGGTGCCCTGCGCTGTGCCAGGGCCGCCACCCTGCGGCGCAGGCGGGGGCGGAGGTGCCCCCTGCGATTGCAGCAGGGTAAGGAACATTTCAGGTCAGCGTGCGGAGTTGATCGAGCGTGGTTTGCGTCTGCGCCACATCGGCGTCAATGCGCGTGACTTGCGCTAGGTCACCGACAGCAGCCGCTGACGCACGGGCCGCGTTCAGCGCGGCAAGCCGCGCCTCCATCAAGCGGATCAGGTCTTCGATGCTCATACCAAGACCACCATTTCCTGTGCGATGGTTGAGAGGTGCGATTGCAAGAACACCGTGTCATAGGTGTCCGTGCCGTCAATGGCGCAATACGCTGCCATGCGATTTCCGAGCGCCGCCGTGCCGGACTGCAAAAAGTCGGTCGGCGTAAACAGAGCCATCACGCGATTCTGTACGTCGAATCGGTAAACCTGCGAGATGGCGGATGCCACGTACAGGTTCAGGTAGAACATGCGCCCCTCGTTGTCAAATGGCGCATAGCAGCCGCTGGAGCCGGTGGCCGGCAGGGCGCCCGGTGAGCCGTCATAGGTGATGGCGCCCGTCCAGGTGCCGGTGATGCTGGCCGCGATGTCCAGTACGTCCAGCGTGGCCGCGCCGCCCCGGAAGAAGTAGCACATGGAGTGCCGCGCATTGCGCCCCGAATCAGGCTGGATACCAAACGAGGGCATCCACATGCCGCCCGCAGCGTTGGCCGCAGGGGCTGCGCCGAAGTACGTGGTGCTCCAGGCATTGGCCGCGATGCTGTTGGTGCCGTTGTTGACCGTGGCGTCACCGTAGTTGTAGGTGTACACCGTGGTCGTTGCCGTGGAGCGCAGCAGAACCAAGTTCGGCAGTTCAATGACGTACTTGGCGCTGCTGCTGGGCGTGACAGTCCAGTTGCTGCCCAGGGTGTAGACCGGCGAGGGGCCTGCTGTATGGCTGGCGATGATGCGCCTCTGGCCGACCGCCGTGACGTTCACAGTATCCTCAACGATGCGGATCTGGAAGTTCCGGTACTCGTTGGCCGCAACCACCGCATCGCCCAGCGAAGCCTGCCCGGTGATCGTGCCTGCCGCCGCAGCGGTGGCCGCTAGGGCATAGCGCGACACAATGCCGGTGTCGTAGTTGTATGCCCCCTTGATCATCCCGTCGCCGGGAGAGTTGTTGTAGGGCACGTACTGCTCGTCGAGCACCATCAGGCTGGAGTCCGTGCCGATGGTGGCCGGCAGGTTGGTCTGCGTCATCGAGGCCAACGTGTTGGATGCCACCTCGAACGAGCGCCATGACGTTGCCGCCAGGGCACCGGCTGACAGCATCATTACGCGACCAGCCACGATCTCATACCGCGATCCGGTCACCGGCGTGAAGCCGAACGACGACAGCACATCGATGGTGGGCGTGGTGCCTGCGGAGTTGCCCGTGATGTACCGCTCGGCGGTCTTGCCCGACCCGCCCGCGCCGTTGTCGATGATGCGCAGCTTGAAGCCGTACTCACCGGAGCCGCCACGGTTGGCGAGCATGTTCAGGCCGACCGCAGTGGGCAGCGCCGTGGACAGCACAACGCGGGTGGTAGTCGATCCTGCTGCAATGGTTCCAACCAGTCCGAGCGATGGGGCAAACGCCGATGCGGAACCTGCGCCGAATGTGCCGCCAAGACCGGGGTTCACCACAAAGGACGAGCCCTTGGTCACGATGTTGTAGCGGTTCAGGATAGCCGCGCTGACCAGTTGATATACAAACGGGTTGCGTGAAATGTCGTTGCGCATGTCACTGCAAACGCTGACCGCCGCAGCATGAGCGTTCGGCATAGGCGGGGTTTGCCGCCAAACCAGCGTGTCAATGACCTTTTTGAAGGTGTTTGCCATGTCAGTTCCTCAAGTGATGCGAGCGCGCACGCATTGCGCCCAAGCGGATCGGTTGTTGTCCAGAATCTGCATCCGGGCGTTGTAGCCGTCCAGGTTGTTCAGCGAGGTGACGGCCGCGCAGGTGGTCAACGTGGTGACCGTGGTAACCGTGGTAACCGTGGTGACGGTGCCGGACTCCACCACCACCGTGCCGCGCTGACGCTGCAAACTCTTGTCATACCCCATCGGGGCATTGAGGTAGTTCAGCATCCGCGTCAGCAGCACAATCATGGACTGCGCGGATTCGTCGGCCACGGTGTCGATCACTTGCAGCGGGCTGGACAGTGACGATGCCGTCAGTTCGACCTCGACCGGCGCTGCCCTCAGTTCAGCATCCGTCAACGGACCAGACACGGGCACCGCGCTGGCCCGGAGTTCAGCGTCCGTCAGCGGGCCGTCAACGGGCACGGGCGTGGCGCGCAACTCGGCATCAGTCAGGCCGCCCGTCACCGCCAGCGGCGTGGACGCCGTGATCGGCATGGGGTTGGCCGATGACAGATCAACGGCCACACCGTCCGCGCCGATGCCGATCTTGACGCGCTGATGCAGCACGCCGCCGATGTCGTCGGCTGCAACCGTTGCGCCGACGCCTGGGGTATAGCCTACGTTGTCAGCCATCGGTCAGTCACTCCACTTCAATCCGGGCCACGCGGCCCTTCTCGCGCACGATGCGCTTGGGCCTGCTGATGGCAGCAATCGCCCGGTCGGCATTCTCTCGCATGACGCCTGCCATCTCGGCCATCGTTTCGCCGATGCGCGACACGGCCTGGTCAATCACTGTCACGCGCTCGCGCAGGTTCTCGACCACCTGAGCCATTTCCTCGGCTGTCTGGTTCTTGACCTCGCTGGCGGCCAGTTCCTCGCGCACGCGGGCGAGCTTGGCATCCTGCTCTTCGAGTTGCCGGCGCTTGATGCCGTTCTCGATTTCCATTGCTTCGAGTTCAAGGCGGGTACGCTCGGGGATCTGTTCGGGCGCCGGCAAACCCGCCTGCTGCACGCCCATGTCCACGGAACCAGACACCGCGCTGGGCGCTGCGGCCTGCATCGCGCCAGCGACCTCGCCGCCGACCTTGGCCAGCGTTTCCACAGTCTTGGCCTGCGTGAGTTCGGCGTCCGCCACGGTCTTGACGACATCGGCGCGCGCCTTGGCGGCCTTGGCCTGGGCTTCCTCTGCTGCTGCTGCCAGAAACACGGCATTCGGGTCCGGTTGCTGGCCAGCCTGGGCCATCTGCGTGGCTTCCTCTTCGGTTGGCTTGGTCACGCCCATCTGCACTAGCTGGCGGCGGAAGTGGTCGCGGATATCGCCCATGCCCTCGCCTTCGATGTTCATCAAGGCGGCGGCTTGCAGAACCTTCTGCGTCTCCGGGTCTTGCGTCAGGGCCATCATCTGCGTGAGGGTTCGCACGATAGCGCTGCGCTTGCTGCTGCTGGACGGGCCGACATCGACTGCAACGTCGAATTGCGCTTCTGTCAGGTCGTTTTCAAGTTCGAGTTCGCCTTCATCGTTGACCATCGGGCGCATGAGTTCCACGCTGTTCATCTCGCCCTGCACGCCGATAGCCTTCATCTTGCGCTTGGGCTCGACGTAGGTCTCACGGGCCATGCCTAGCCAGATTTCACCGCTGCGCCGAACGCCCTTGGCATGATTGCTCATGTAAAGGAACGTCTGCATGTCCAGGCGCTGCTGCACCATCTCAACGGCCTTGCCGCTGACGTTGGCAACGATCTTGTCACCCTGCTCCTGGTTGCCCAGGACATCGCGCATGTCGGCTTCGGTGATCTGCAACAGGGCGGCGAGCGCGGGCGGGATCTCGGGGCTCTTGGTGTACCCGAGCGGGCCTGCGGCCTGTGCGCTGCCGTCAGGCCCCGTGATCGGGTTCAGCAGCAGGTAGGGGTAGTTCTTGAGGTTGTCCTGCTCCCACATGACCTGATGGCCAGCGACCTGCTCAGGCAGCAGGATCGGCTTCTCAACGCTGGACAGCGCGCTGATTTCGGCCAGCTTGCTGCGCTGCATGTTGCCCAGGCGCTGCGCGTCTTTCGCCAGCCTGACATGCCCGCAGCACCGCTCGATGTTGTCCACAAACCAGCGCTTGCCGTACACCACAACCACAGGGATGTTCGGGCCTGCGATGTACCCGCAGTCTTCCAGCACCTTCGCGCCGCTCAGGATGTACTTGCGCACCCGGCGCCGCTTGATCTTCTTCTGCCGCACCTCGACGCTGCCGATGGCGGCCAGTTCCGCAAGGGTTTCCTCGGTCAGTTCCTCGTCGCGGTAACGCTCTTCCTCGCCGCTGATGTCGCGGAAGATTCGCACTGTCTCGGACCTGTCCTCGACCCGGTAATACTCGGCCACGAACACGACATCGGGCGTGGCCCAGTCGAACTCGTACTGGTGGACTTCCTTGGGCCACGTGGACGGATCGTCGCCCCAGGTTTCCTTGTAGGCGTCATAGGTCATCGAGGTCAGGACAAAGCACCGCTTGGCGTCGGCCTTGTCCTGGCGCTTGGCCTGCATGTCGAACCACACCGAGGAGTCGGCGTCGTAGATCGGTTCGATCCGGATGCGCTGGCGCTCGTCCTCGTCGTCTTCCTCGTTCTCGTAAACCGTGCGCAGGCGCCAGGCCCCGATGCCGCCGCCGACAGCTTCCTCAAAGGCGTTGTCGTATGCCTCTTCGGCGCTGGAGTCTTGCTCGTCCGCGCGGTACAGGCCGTCGCATGCGTCGGCCAGTGCGTCGTACTCTTCGCCCTCCTTGCTGACGAAGTCAACCGTGATCCGGTTGTTCCGGTACTCGCTGACGATGCGCTGCACGGCCAGGGCGATCTTGTTGACCTCAAGCCGTGGGCGGTTCTCGAACTGCTCACCCAGCGGGCCTTCCCACTGTGCGCCGGCGATGCTGTAGAACCGGCGATCCTGCAAGCACTGAAGCCGCTCGTCACGCTGCGCGGTCTGGATGGCGTCGAACTCAGCCAGCGCCTCGGCATGGATGCGGGCGAGCCGCTCCTCAGTCGTCGGTCGGGCCATCTGGGGGTTCTCCGTCTTGCGCAGTTCGGGCGATTATGCTACGGAGTGCATCATACGGGCAAGATCAGCGCCGCGCGCTGACTGCGGCCCAGCGTGTGGCGGTCGGCTGAGGCACGAATGCGGCCTGTTTTGCGGCGGTCGGCGCCGTCAGGGCCGGGAAGATTGACGCCAGCGCCCAGATCAGCGCGTCGGCTCGGTTCGGGCTTGATGCTCCCGTGTAGCCGATGGTTGAAAACGCGGTCAGTTCCTCTTCCAGTTCCGGGAACAGCCCCACGTGGCGAACCTTGCCCTGCTCGTACAGGCCGCTGAACGGCTCGGCGCGCACGGCTTTGCCACGGCTGGCGGTCACGGCCTTGAACGGAGTTCGTGGGCGCGCGACGTTGATTGTCTGCTGCACCATCGCGCCTCCGTAGTTGGTTTCGGCCACGATCATGTCGGCCTGGTGGCGGTCGTAGGCGCTGGCGGCCACGCGGCCCCAGGTTCCGGGTCCAGCTTTGACGGTGCAGTCCTCAAGCACGTAGGCATTCCCGTCTGTGCCAAGCCCCACCACCATGATGCCGATAGCGTCGTTGTCGGCGTTCGCGTCGTCTCCTGCGCCTGACGGGTCAACGGCCACCACCACGCGCACCATGTCGGGTATCGCGCCGTCCATTACGCGCCATCGGTCAATGACCTCCTCGGGAAAAAGCGCGTTCGGCGTGGCGTCAGCGAATCGGCCTTCAAGGAATCGCGCCCGCATCCTGGCCGGCAGCGCCTCCAGTTGCTTGATGTACTCGGGCGAGAGGTTCTGCGCGTTGTCGGTCGGGTTGATGCTGAACGTCGCGTAGTCCTCTGGATTCGGCAATGATCGCTTGGTGTCCAGTTCTTGCTTCTGGACGAAGCGCCGGTAAGTCCAGTGCGCTTTGCTCGGCGGGTTGCAGTCGTAATAGGCGCGCAGCTTCAGCGGCTGCGGTGGCCGTCCCTGGATCACGGACTCGGCTTTTTGCGCCAGGCGGGTCAGCACCATGTCAACGCTCGAGACCGGGATTTGTGAGCACTCGTTGAAGTAGACCGTGGAGAACTCCAGGCCCAGCAGCTTCTCGGTGCGCTCCTTATCGTCCACGCCTCCAAAGACGATCTGGCTTCCGTTCGGCAGTGTGGCGATCAGGTCGGTTTTCTGGAGGTCGTAGGTCACGCCAGGAAACGCCACGCGCATAACCTTCGGGAACGTGTCGCCCACGATGCTGGCGCGCACATGGTTCAGCCGGAAGCGGAAGATGGCGTGACGGCTGTTCGGCGCCTTGAGCGCCCGCATGACCAAGTTGCGGGTCAGCAGGAACGTCTTGCCGCTGCGACTGCCACCGAACAGCATGATGTGCGTGGCGTCGCCAGCGATGACCTCCTGGGCCGCCTGCTGGCGCGGAGTGAATGCGAAGGTCACAGCTTTTCGTCAGTCGTGGCGGCCAGGATTTGAATTGGGCCGCCGTTCTGGCCGGATAACTCTAGGCCCACCTTGTCGCCATATTTCTTCGGCGCGAGTTTCGACAACAACCATTTGCGAGTATCTACTTGCAGTTTGTGTTTCTGCACCGCCGCCCAATCTCGCTTGCCGTCTTGAATCTCGACGTCCTTATCAGAGATTTCCAGTAACTCGTTGGCCATGCGCTCGATCAGGTTCTCTCGCGCACGCGTGTACCTGTCGGCCAGCTCAGCGTCAGCGTCCAGCCATCCCATGAACGTGCTGTGCGGAACGCCTGCGGACTCGCAGGCTTTGAATGCGCTCATCCCCTGCCCCATGCCTGCAAGCACCTGATCTGCAATCCTGGCGCGTTCTGGGCTGTCCGGCTTGGTTGGTTTGCGGCTCATGTTTGCTCTCCTTCTGGGTCAGTTTACTGGTCAGGGACACCAGGGACGCAGGGACGCTGGTTTCCATATAGGCTACGTGCGCTTTCACGCGCTCGCTTGCTGACGCTTGCCTTACACGCGCTTACGGCTTTCTTACACACTCTCTCTACTTCCTTTTTTTGCTAACTAAGTGTCCCTAGTGTCCCTTGTGTCCTTTCTTGTTATAAATCAACAACTTAGAAAGGGACTCCGCAGGGACACTAGGGACGGTTTCTCGTTCCCCATGTCTCCGGGGCCAGCAAATGGCGCGCGCCGTTCGATTTCCTGCTCATTCCACCGTTGCGAGTGCGGATGATGTGGGCCGCCCGAGTGGCCTCTCCTTGCGTACAAGTGTCCCTGCCGAGTTCGGTCATGATCTCGGTCGCGGAGCGCCAGCGCCAGGCCGTTGGAGGCTCGTTCCAGCGCAGTCCGGACAGGATCAACTCCTCGATTGGGTCGATCACCTCGAACGCCTTGTTGTGTCCCTCGAGGCTCGCATGCTCGTCACCTTGCAGCACCCACGGCTCGCCGTTTCGGTACAGGTGCAGGACTTCGGACCACAGTTGCTGCATGTCAATGCCGTGGTCATAGTCGATGCTGGCGCATTCAATCGTCCAGAATCTGCGGTTACCTGTTTGGTCGTGCAGAAACTCCCGAGGGTTTACGCTGGCGAAGAATACGGTGCGCCTTGCAAACTCGGATTCCTTTCTGGCATATGCGCGCCTCAGAATATCCTTGTCGCGTGTCAGAAAAGCCTTGAGCTGGGCAATATCCGATTTCCGGAACGTTGCATCCAGTTCCCCGAGTTCGACCAGCCAGTGACTTACCACCTGTTTCACGCTGTCGCGGTCGTCAGGCCGCAGCATCATGCCGTCCTGCACCACGCCGAGTTCCTTCGGAGCCAAGCGCTTGAACCACGCCGTCTTGCCCATGTACTGCGCGCCCTGGAACACCAGCACGCCGTGAGCGCTCACGCCGTTCGGCTGGAACGCTGCGGCCACGGCTGACAACAGCCAGCGGCGCATGAGCGTTTCCTTTACGGCTCGCACGGTTGCGTCCTGGCTTTCGCCCACTGCGCCGATGGTGTCAAACAGGTCTTGAAGCCTGCTCTGGCCGTCCCAGGACTTGGACTCAATCCAGTTTGCCACTGGATTGTGCAGGTTCTGGTCGGCCATGAAGGTGAGGTATTCGCCCACCTGTTGCGTCGGGAACTCGATGCGCTTGCACCAGCTTGTGAGCCACGCAAGCGATGCGTTGGCCCTGTTGTCCATGCTGAAAGAGTGTCCTGGGATCAGCATTTCCTCTTCCTTGCTAATCACGTTGTAGCGCACCGTGACTTCCAGGCGGCGGCAGATCTCGGCCAGATTCTCGATGGTGGCCAGCGGCTTCTTGGCTTTGCCCGTTGTGTCTGGCAGCGGGTCGAAGATGCTGACGATCTCGCCGGTGTCGGAGTCTATGATCGTGCCGGCTGACGGCTGAGACGGCCTGGCCTCAGCGGGTTGCGTCTCGCGCACCGTAGGCAGCGCCGCAGGCTTGGCGCGTGGATCATGCTTGCGTGGCTTCATGCCAAGCTCGGCGGCAGCGGCCTTCACCGCCTTCGTCATATCCCCGCCGTGATCGTAGTAGCGGAACAGGTCGAACGCGCCTACCAGTTGACCGCTCTCGTCGCTGCACAGAGGATCGGATGCGTGGTGAATCCATGCCTTGCCGTCGAAGATCACCACGCCGGCCAGGCCGGTGCTCGAATGCGGAGAGAGCCAGCGCCGGCCCTGCTTGCGGTAGCCGTACTGCGCCAGCGAAGATTCGATGTCATGCGCCTGGTCATAGGCATCGATGACGCTCGGTTCTGCGGTAGCATCTGCTGGCCGGGGGCGTTTCGGAGGCTTCGCTGTCGGCTTCTGCGGCGCCCACGGGCACAGGCCCTGGAGTTGCGGCTTGAGAGCGTCCCAGTTTTTCCACAGCGCCAGAAGCCACGCGGGAGGCTCTGGAATCGCACCGTTTGGCTTGGTCAGCCAGATGTATGGCTTGCCGGTGTCGGGGTGAATGCTGGGCGGAAGAACATCCTGGCGTTGCTGCGTGTCTGCTGCGCGAATCTCAAAGACAGTCTTGCGCCGCTTGGGATCATCACGATGCGGCCATGTCAGCGAGTGGTAAGCCAGCGTGAGGCCGTCGGGCACGCGGAACATGACCCGAAAGCCTGGAGCGCGCCCCTGGATCGTCGGATGCCGTGCCAGCATGTCGTCCAGGCTCCACCCAAACTCATCGCAGATGACGCGCATGGCGTCCATGTCGTCGATGTCCAGGCTGCACAGCCTGGATGGACCCAGCGCAGCGCCGAGGTTGTCGTCAGGATTCCGGGTGAAGTAATCCCGCGCCGCCTCCGGTGTCGTCAGGCACTGATTGCCCCAGTCGTCGGATGATGGCCGTTTGGCCCTCGGCGGCAGCGGCACAATGGCCATGCCGTATTTGCGAACGTAGGTCGCAGCGAATTCTGCGGTGGTGGCCATTGTCAGACCTCTACGCGCTGCATGAGGTATTCACGATGTTCTTTGTGCGTTTGTGCGTGATGGGCAGCACACATCCACACAACCAGCATCGGACTGTCGTACGCAACATGATGAGCCTGCGCCCTATCGTTGCCGCACACCTCACACGCAAGGCGCATGATCTTGCCGTCCCGTACGGCATTGTTTACCGCGTGATGCGCACTTCTTCGTTCTGGATTCTTTAGCGCCCAGGCAGCTTTAGCCATCCTGCCGCTCTCAATTCCGCGCTCTGTTTTTTGATAGGCGTCCCTGGCCATTCTTCGAAGCGGAAGGCTTGACCTACTACGGTTGTAGGCCTTAATGCGCTCGGCATTTTCTTCTGCGTGTTTTCTCACCCTGCTTCTGACACAAGTCTTGCACTTGTTCAGATGGCCATCTGCCATCTTAGGCTGAGCATAGAACTCTGAAAGGGGCAATTCTGCCCCGCATTCGCGGCATGTTTTCACTTGCATTTCCCTTATGCAAATCCCAAAAAAAAATAGGGGCGCAAGGTGGGATGCCTTGTGTTCGGTAGCTAGCCTAGCCCCATGTCAAGTATGCATCAAAAAGGCGGCAGATCGTCGTCCATGTCGTCAAAGTTCGTCGCCGGCTTCGGTGCAGCAGCCCGCTCCCGCTTCGCCCGCTCCGCGATAGCCTGGGCATCGCGCTGGTCTTGCGTCATGCGGGCCGGTGCCGGTGCAGGTGCAGCTGCAGGCGCCGGGACGTAGCTGGCGTCCTTCGGCTGCACGCTCAGGCTCATGTATTTCTGACCTGCCAGCTTGGTTCCGTCGCGCCCGGTCTTGATCCAGGCCGACAGCCAGTAGTCCACTCCGCCGACGTTGATGCTGCCACGGTAGTCTGGGCGTGACTCATTGCCCTGCTTGTCGTTCTTCGTCAGGATGCCGCTGTTGGAATTGTCGTAACTCATTCGATCTCCGATGGTTGTGGGCGCGGCTTGCGCCCGTGTGCGGGCCTGCGGCCCAGGTGAAACGCATGGCAAAACGGGCAGTGATACACCTGCCTGCTGCGCCCGCGTCGGCTTCCTCGCTCGGCCACGCGCTGCGCCTGGGCGAAGCTGGCGAAGGCCACCTTACCGTCACACGCGCTGGCACGATAGTCGTCGGTTGTGGTCACGATGTCAGCAGTCGCCATGCTGTGGCTGCGCAAAGTGGCACCTGTCCGTTGCCAATGGCTTTAAGTCGGTCCACTCGAGCGGCCACCCCATGAGCCACTCGACCCACGTCGGGTTCAGTGCGCCACCAACCGCATTCGGCAGCTGCTCGCCCTTGCTGCCACCCCCGCGCTCCTCGTAGGTTTTCGCGTTGGGGTGCCTGTAGTCTCGGGCTGCAGGCGTCGGCCACGCCCGCGCCGCGCCGCCAAGGGTCGTCCCCCGCTTGGGGTGGGCGGCCGCTTTGCCCTCGCCCTTGATCTGCGGGTTGTCCTGGGTCGTGGGCGTCGGCCACATCGCTGGCACCTTGCCCTGCGCCTTGCGAACATCCCGGCCCGCAATCGCGCTGGCTTCCTCCAGCGTCATTTCTCCTGCAAGCCACTTGTTCCGCATGATCCGCTGCGTCCCCTCGCACGGCATCGTTGATGCTGTTGGCGTGGGCCACAAGCCAGAACCTGTCCCGCTGGTGCGGAGCTCCGACGTCGGCAGCTCCCAGCACTGTCCACCGGCAGTCATACCCGAGCGCGGCCAGGTCACTGAGGACTCGCCCAAGTCCTCGAGTAAGGAGGGCTGGGCTGTTCTCCACGTAGACGAAGCGTGGTCGAACCTCGCCAACGATCCGCGCCATGTGTCCCCACATTCCGCTGCGGGCTCCGTCGATTCCTGCGCCTTTGCCGGCCACGCTGATGTCCTGGCACGGGAAGCCTCCAGACACCACGTCAACACAGCCGCGCCAAGGTCGTCCGTCAAAGGTCTGAACGTCATCCCAGATCGGGAAGGGCGGGAGAAGGCCGTCATTCTGTCGGGCAGCAAGTACGCTAGCTGCGTAGGGCTCCCACTCAACGGCGCAGACGGTTCTCCATCCAAGAAGGTGGCCGCCGAGGATGCCACCACCGGCACCGGCAAAGAGCGCGAGTTCGCGCATGCCCGCATGAGGGCGTGAGATATCAACCAACTCATTCACGGTGCCCCCAAAATTTCTGCAACATCCTCCACCGACTGCACCACAGCGGCTAGGCCGCCATATAGTTGGCATACGTCGATGAGTTCCTGCTGCTCCGGTGTCGCCTTGCGCAGTCCTGGCCGTTTGCACTCCAGAAGAAACATCCTGCCATCATCCAGCATGCCGAGGTAGTCGCTCACGCCGCGCGTTTTCACGCGAGCGCCGCGCATGTAGAGCCGATAGAACACCACATGCCGGTCACCGTCAGACACGGCCCCAGAGTTGATCCGCATGAACCACGCGACCCGAGGATGCGTGCGCAGAAACGCATGCACCTCGCGCATAACGTCGGCCTCGGTTCGTCGTGGCTCTGCTGGTGTCGCACGTGGTGCGCGTTTGACAGGCTCAGGCGGAGCATCGAAGACCACCCGAGGGCGGTCGCTCAGTGCCGCGTAGAGGTCCATGCTGGCCTGGTTCTTGGCGATGGTTTCGCGTAGGGTTGGGCGGCGTTTCATGCCTCGACCTGTACCGGCTGATCGGCGTCCATTGCCTCAAGGTCAAACAGGGTGGGCATAGAGACCTGCCGCTCTGCAGCGCGCAGATAGTGGACCTGATCCATGAAATACCCTGGATTCAGTTCCGATCCACCGCCACGCCGGCCCTTGAGGATAGCCCTGTACGGCACCGTACCAAGCCCGCAGAACGGATCATAGACAAGCTCGCCCGCGTTGCTGTAACGGTCAATCAGGCGATCTACGATGTCGAATTGCAGCGGGCATACGTGCTTTTCAACCGCGCGCCTAGACTGGTCAGAATTCAGCGTCAGCATGCGCGTAACGTCATGCCAAACATCGGGATGATGCGACCCTGGCGCAAGGCTCATGAACGTCGATGGCAGAGCCCCCTTCAAGTCAAGCTCTTCCCCGATCTTGACGTGGAATTCGTAGTCATACACCTCGGTGAGACTGTATTTCGTGAATGCCTGGGCCAGCTTTGCGGGACCAAGCGCGGCCAGCTCCTCGGCGGTCACCTGGCGGTTTCCGCTTGACCTCCAGAACGCATGAGCGTCAACCTGCCAGCGAGCGCGCGTGTAGTCGGCTTTCGACTTCGTGACTGGCACGTCAGCATATCCGCGTGTCCGGTCGGTTTGAGGCTTACGGAATAGGACGATGTATTCGGGCGACCCGCATCCCATCTTAGTGCCGTCTTTGCACTGCTCCGACCATCCGAGGCGGTAGGTCTGATTGTTCTCGCGCACCACGTCAGTAACCACCGTGATGAGGCCCATGTAATCAAAACCATGCTTGCGCCCGTGCATGATGGCCTCGCAGTGGAACGGGCTCACGGTCGGAGCACCGGCGCCGGTCACGTTGCCAAACAGAATCCGGTCCTTGACATGGCAAGCGTAGATGCGACCAGGCTTCAGGATGCGCAACAGTTCAGGCGTCAGGTAGTCCATCTGCGCCCAGAAATGATCGTTGTCCTCGGTGTGGCCAAAGTCGTTGTAAGACGGGCTGTATTCGTAGTGATTGGCAAACGGGATTGACGTGACGATCAGGTCAACGTGGTTATCGGGCTTCAGCTTGGCTTCCTCCACACAATCATTGTTTGCCACGCTGAACAGGTCACTCGTGACCTCGATGCGCTGCACGCCAATAGATCGAGCCAGCGTTTCCTGCATGGCCAGTTGATTCAGCCCGTATTGCTTGATGATCTCGCTCATTTTCTGTGTCAGTTCTTCGTGTTGTTGCCACTTGGTTTGCAGGGTGCGCAGCACCTCGCGCTCGGCTTCGCTATAGATGATGTCGATGATGACCGGATGCGACTGCTGGAAGCGTTGAACCCGGTGGATGGCCTGGATGAAGTCATTGAACTTGAAGCCGATCCCCGCGAAGATTTCGCGGTGGCAATGGCGCTGGAAATTGCACCCGCTGCCAGCGATGACAGGCTTCGTTGACAAGATGCGGAACTTGCCGTTGCCGAAGCTGACGATGCGGTCTTCGCGCTCCTCAAGGTCTTGAGAGCCCCACACGCTCACGGCTTCGGGTATGGCCTGCTGTATCGCGTGGCGCTCCGTCTCCAGGTCATGCCAGATGACGAAGTGGTCATCAGGCGAAGCGTTGACGATCTCGGCGGCTTTGGCCACGCGGCCCGGCATGCTGTCGCGCTTCTCGCCGGCTGCGGCAGAGAGCCCCATCGCAGGGTCCGTGAACATGAGCACCTGACCATCGCGGTCTGAGCCTGCTTTGCTGTAGTCGCTTGGCACTTCGTGATAGCGCACCTCCAGCGCCGGCAGGTCGTATCCCTCGTCGCTATATCCAAGGTCGCTTGGGCGCTGCACGAACACGGCCCAGCTTGACACCCAAAGCCAGAACTCTTGTTCTTTGTGCGGGTACAGGGTCAGGTTCCCAGCCTTCTCAGAGTCGCGCTGGAAAAACCGAGTCAGCGCCTGGCCAGTGTCCATGACGCCGAGGAACCCGGCATAGTGGATCAGTTCTTTGAAGCGGTTGGGCGATGGCGTGGCCGTGTTAACCAGCTTAAAGCGCACGCCCTCGAACAGCGGCAGGAACTCCTGATAGGTCTTTGACCCGAAGGAGCGCAGCACGCTCGCTTCGTCCAAGCTCACGGCCGTAAACATGGCCGGGTTCAGCTTGCCATCGCGCACAGTTTCATAGTTCGTGCAGTAGAAACCGCCGAATGGCGAGACCTCATCGGGCGAGCGTATGAACTTCAGTTCAATCCCCAGCATCGCCGCATCGCGGATCAGTTCCTGACGCACCCCGAGAGGGCACACGATCAGGCCAGCGCCGCCGAATTGAATGATGATCTGCCGCAGCCATTCGCACTGCATGACGGACTTGCCAAGCCCGAAGCTGGCGAAGATGGCCCGATTGCCGCCGCGCACTGCCCAGCGCACGATGTCGCGCTGGTGCGGGAACAGAATAGGGTTCACGTCCTGCGCCTGCAGGTCGAACCCCGCGAAGTTGGCCATGCGGATTTTCTGTCTCAGAAAGTCCGCGTATCTGTCATCTTGGTTTTGCATCATCACCTCCGCGCCTAAGCGCATCATCTGCCGCGCTCAAGGCCGCGCGGCTTGGCCTCATCTTGTCACCACCTGGCATCTGGCAGGTCGGCTTGTGTTTCCTTCAGATACCGCGACGGCAGTCGCTTGACGGTGCCGCGTAGCACGAAGATCGGCGGCAGCGGCCACGGCCAGTTTTCACGGATCGGAATGACCTTCAGCAAACGCGCAGTGCTGCCTTCAATTTCTATTGCATCGCGCCCGTCAGGAAGGCGCCATCTGGTGCCGGCGCTCACTGTTTCGCCCCATCTGCGAACCACTCCGGCCTGACCTGCATCAGTTGCCACAGCCTAGCCGGCGGTGGAGTCTCGCCCCACTTGTGAACCGCCACGCGGCTGATGCCAAGCGTGCGGGCCAGCGCCGTGATAGAGCCGGCCTTCGTGATGGCATCCGCTGTGCTGATTGCAGGCAGCGGGCCGGGTTGTCGTTTCTGTTTCATGCCGGCATCGTATCGCATCTTTCAATGATCTGTAAACCCTAGTTTTCAGTCGGGTATGCGCACGAGCGTTAACCTCGGTTTATAGTTCACACATCGCAACACGCAACCGGAGAGCAACATGCAAGTCCAGATCACCAAGCAAGTCATCAAGCCAGAGTCCGCGCTGTTTGAACTGGTGTGCGGCAAGCAATCGGCGCATATCTGGGTCACGCCGCATTACGCGATGGTCTGCAACCTGAACGCTTCGCACCGCGCATGGGGTGGCCTCGGCAAGCGGTTTAACAGCCTTCAGGCCGCGATGGAAGGTTACAAGTCTGCCGCCATGAAGGCCATGATTCAGACAGCCGCCGAAGCCCTCGCCTAACACCCCGGCCCTTCGGGGCCATCACCGGAGCCCACCATGACCCGCGTCACCCTAGCAGACTACACCCTCGCCATCGCCTTCGGCCTCGCCCTCGGGGCGCTGGTCGGGTTCAGCATCTGACACCAGGAGCAAACATGCCCACCGAATCATTAGTCCGCGCCTCATTCATCGCAGCGCAGTCCGCATGGGACAACATGCTTCCGCCCGAGTACCCCGACGATCCAGAACCCGGCCCGCTGGAGATCATGGAAGCCACCGAGGAGGCCATGCGCGATGTCAATGACGTCGGCCTGTGGCTGGCCGATAACGGGCGCCTGGCCAGCGATGAACTGGTGGACGTCGCCGGCCTCGGCGATGACCTCGACGGCGCGACCGTGGATCAGCTTTTCGCCCTGCTGTTCCTCGGCACCGATGCGCAGGCGCTCCAGGCTCGCTATCTGCTGCGCGAGCGGTTCACCGCAGACCGCAAGGCCGCCATCCACGCCCGTGCTCTGCAGCTGCTGGCACAGCGCGAGCCGGACGAGCCTGATTACTCTGACGATTCTCACCACTGGTATTGAAAGGAAACCAGCATGACCACCTCAACCACCACAACCACCACCGGAGCCACCATGAAGAAACTCGTTCTCGTCCTCGCCCTGGCCGCCGCCTCCAGCCCCGCCCTTGCGCTCATGAACCTCAAGTCCTGCACGATGGTCAGCACCATGAGCGGAACCCGCTGGCTTGGCACCTACTGCAACTTCGGAGGCGAGTGCGTGAAGGTCATGTTCTCCAGCTATTGCCCGTATTCGCTCTGAGGCCACACCATGAAAACACAGATCACCGCTGGCCGCGTCAACGTGCCGCACACTGAATACAGCGTCCTGATCCGCACCAGCGGCACCGGCAACGTCGACATGAGCATCTGGCTCACCGATGCCGAGGCGCTGGAACTGGCGTCGCAGTTGCGCACGGCTGTTACGCAGTCGCTGGCCCAGCAGCTTGCGCCTGCCACGGAGGACGCATGAGCACGAAGCACACGCCGGGGCCGTGGACAACCAACGAAGCAGACCACGACGCGCCGTATCAGGACATCAAGATCAAGGCCAGCAAGCACCACACGGTTTGCACTGTCTGGATTGACGATGCACCAGTGCATGACTTCAATGCCTTGCAAGAGGCAAACGCCCGCCTGATCGCCGCCGCGCCTGATCTTTTGTTTCAACTACAGGCAGCCGCGAACTACATTGATACGTTGGGTGGCGTCAGCACGAGCTACCGCGCCGCCATCGCCAAAGCGGAGGCCGCATGATCACCCTCACCGACACCCAACGCGATGACGCATGGCACGCCGCCCGCGCCGGCAAGGTCACCGCGTCCAGATTCAAAGACGTCATCAGCCGCACCGCCAAGGGCCTGCCGACTGCCGAGCTCACGAAATACCTCTGGCAGATCGTCACTGAGCGCCTGACGCGCCAGCCGGTGCAAATGCCAGATGCCGCGCCACTGCGCTGGGGCCGCGAGAACGAGGATGCCGCCCGCGCCGCGTACCTGTTCACCAGCAGCGCACGCCTGACAGAGACGGGCTTCGTGGCTCATCCAGTGATCCAGTGCGGAGCAAGCCCTGACGGCCTGCTGTCAGACGAGTCTGACCCTGACGGCATGTTCGGGCTCATCGAGATCAAGTGCCCGTGGAGCACGCAGGTCCACCTCGAAACCTGGCTGAACGGCATGCCCGAGGATCACCAGGCGCAGATTCAGGGCCAGATGTGGCTGACGGGCCGGCAGTGGTGCGATTTTGTGTCGTTCGATCCGCGCATGCCCGCTGACCTACAACTCTACGTCCAGCGCATCAAGGGTAACCCCGAATTCCAAGCCCGCTTGGAGCGCGAGATCATCGCTTTTAGCGCAGAGGCCGACGAGATCGTCAGCCGGCTGCGCGCGAAGGTTTCATTCTGACCAATCACCACAGGAGATTCACATATGACAGCACTAGTCCCAGTCGATCAAGTCGAGCGCATGGCGCTTGCAGTGGCCAAGTCCGGCTTGTTCGGAGTCAAGACACCGGACCAAGCAATGGCGCTCATGCTCATTGCCCAGGCTGAGGGCATGCACCCGGCCATCGCAGCGCGCGATTACCACGTAATCAACGGTCGGCCCACGCTCAAGTCTGACGCCATGCTTGCCCGCTTCCAGGCCGCTGGTGGCACCGTGCGCTGGGGTGAGTACACAGACAAGCGCGTGACCGGCACCTTCAGCCACCCGCAGGGCGGCAGCGTCGAGGTGGCCTGGACCGTGGAGATGGCCACCACAGCAGGGCTCACCAAGAACCCGACATGGCGCAGCTACCCGCGCCAGATGCTGCGCGCACGTTGCATCAGCGAGGGCATCCGTACCGTGTTCCCTGGTGTCGTCGTCGGCACCTACACACCCGAGGAGGCCGAAGACGAGCCGGCGCGTTTCACGCCATCGCAGACAGTGACAGAACCAGCAGACGAAGTGCTCACCTTCGCCCAGGTCATGGCCAAGATCGACGCCGCCCGCACCGTTGAAGAACTCAACGCCCTCAAGCCCGCCATCCGTGGACTGGACCGCGAGGGCCGCGCCGAGGCCACCGATGCCGCCAAGGTACGCGCCGGCCAGATTCGCGCGCAGGACGTTACCGACATCGAACCCGTGGAGGCCAGCGATGCGGACCCCATCTGAGCCGCTGAAAACCGAGTACGAAGTGGTAGCCCACGAAAACCGCGACGGACTGCGATTCTTGGTTGTCCGCACGGATTACACCGTGGTGGGCGATTGCATGACCCGCGCTGCCGCTGAACAGGTTGCGCGCGATCTGGCGCAAAGGGAGGGTGTATGAGAGCCCGCGAACTCGAAACCCTGGAGATCGTGCGCGAGCGTCAGCCGGTAGCAATGGCCGATGTGGCGTACAGGCTCAATGTCGGAATCCCGACTGCGCGCACGTACCTGCACAGCCTGCGAGTAGCCGGCCTGATAGTCCCCAGCAGCAGCGGTCGGTGGGCACGCTGGCGCATCGCGCCACCACCGCCACCACCGCCGCCAGATGGGGAAGCCCTGCAACGGGCCATCGAGCAAGCCGCCAGCGTCTGGCATTACGCGCGCCGTGTGGGTGCGATTGCAGGAGTGAGAGCATGAAAAACCACGACACCGGAGGACCGGCGTTTCCATTTGTTTTTGACGATATGGCCACGCACACCCGACAGGTTTACACAGGCATGACGCTGCGCGATTACTTCGCCGCCAAGGCGATGCAGGGGATGCTCGCTTGCGACATCGAATTCGGGCCAGAGCAAGTTCCGATCATCGCGGCGTCCGCATACGTGATGGCAGACGCCATGCTGAAAGCGAGGCAAGCATGATCCGCGAATACCTCCGCCGCTGCTTCGGCAGTCTCTCCCGCGCCGAACTGATGCAGCGCGAACTGGATCAGGCCCACCGAAGCCTGCTGGAGGCCCAGAGCGCCCGCGAATATGCCGATGCCATGTGCGCGTACCACCAGGCTCGCATCGAGCGCCTGACGGGTGCGCTGAGGGGCGAGGCATGAGCATCCTACGCGGACTGATTTCAGGACTCGCTATCGTTTTTGCCATCCTGGTGCTTGCGGCGCTCATCGTGGTTGGGTTGAACAACGTCATGCCCCCGCGAGAACAGCGTCAGAGCCCAACGGAATTGAACTTCCGCGCTTCATGCGAAGCAGTGAAAGGCAGCGTCGTGTGGAACGGCAGACATTGGGAGTGCTTGAAATGACACAACAGAGTGAAGCCCTGCGGCTGGCTGAAATGCTGGAGCAAGACCAGCGCTCCAAAGCGCACCACGAACGCGCCGCCGCCGAACTGCGCCGCCTGTCGGCTGTTGAGGCCCAGCGCGATGCGCTGCTGGAGGCGCTGAAGCTGATCGTGCAATGGGACGAAGCGGGCCTGATCTTGCTTGACCACCACATTGAACGAGCACGCATCGCCATCAAGGCGGTGGAGGAGAACACATGACCAACGACCGCGAACTCCTTGAACTCGCTGCGAAGGCGGCGGGGCATACACTGATTTGGGGCGAAAAGTACAAGCTGGGTGAAGACCTGGTCGACTGCACCGACCTCGCGTACATCCGGAGCGGCCAGCCTGACGAGGGTGATCTCTATTGGAACCCCCTCACCGACGACGGCGATGCGCTGCGGCTGGCGGTGAAGTTGAGGATGGTTGTTGATACCGATTACAACGGAGGCGCGAACGCAGGGAACGCTGCTGTTGATTTTGGCGAACCAGAATATGGCTATCAAGAAGGTCAAGGAAAGACCGACCACTTCGCCGCCACCCGCCGCGCCATCGTCAGGGCTGCGGCTGAGATTGGAAAGGGCACCAAGCCGTTCCCAACCGCCAAAGAAATCCGAGAGGAGTGGACATGAGCTACCAACCGAAGAACTGGCACTGGTGCAAACATTGCCAGAGAGATACAGCCAAGAAAGGGCATACACCGTTTTGCCCAGCAACGATTGGAAGGAGCATGAAATGAAAGAAGCCTACGAAGGCCAGGGCCTTGAGTTGCTCTTCCGCATTCTTTGGGTGTTCGCCGCCATCGGCGCGGTGGCGGTGACTGGCTTGAGTTTGTATGTGTTGTGGAAGGTGTTTGTATGACCCGCGCCATAAAACTGCTGGCAGCACTGCTCATCCCATCGGCGCTGGTCTGGTTGTCCCTTGGGTTTGTTCTCTGGAACTGGCACCCTGAGACATGGGGCGCAGAGATGCGTGCCACCTTGGTCTGGTTCTCGCTCATGGCCACGATTCCCTCTGTTGCATTTTTTGGAGACATCGCATGAGCAACCTACGAACCGCCGCCCAGCAGGCGCTGGAGGCGTTGGAGAGAAGCCGCCATTGGTCGCCTCTATACCGTGGAAGCATGGGCGTCATAAACGCCATTGACGCCCTCCGCGCCGCGCTGGCAGAGCCAACTGTCAAGGAATCCTTACAAGTTGAATCAGCCTTTGCAGAAAATGCAACAACTCAACAGCAACTTGAAGAGGCTCCGCCGTCCGATTACCGGCGCGGCTATTGGGACGGCTTTGAGATTGGGAAACGCGAAGGGCGCATTGAAGCAGAAAACGCGCTGGCAGAGCCGGTGCAGGAGCCGGTGGCGTGGCGCTTCGAGGCCCGCCACATCGATAGCGCATGGGCAGCAGCGGTGACGCTAAAGCATCCCGGACCAGAGGGCGTTTACATGCGGAATGTGATGCCCCTCTACGCGCACCCACCCCAGCGCAAGCCGCTGACGGAGGAGGAGATTGTTGCGTTGATACACCCTATCGTAATGGCCGATATGCCCGACGAGATGACGGACTACGAAATCGCCCGCGCCATCGAGCGAGCCATCAAGCGAGCGCACGGGATCGGAGTCCAACCATGACCCGCGCATCCCACGCCGCCATCCGCGAAACCCTGGCCGCCTGCGGTCCGTTGACCAGCCGGGAACTGATGTCGTTTTTTCCAGATAGCACACAGCAGGACATCGCCGGCCTGCTGGGCAGTATGCGCAAGCGGGTTGCGGTCAAGCAAGTCTACGTTCATTCATGGACCCGTGAGGCCGACCACGCCCGCGACTACATCCGTGCTGTCTACGCGCTGGGCAACCTGCCCGATGCGCGCAAGCCGAAACCCATGACGAACGCCGAGAGGTGCAGGAGGCATAAGGCGCGCAGGGCGATTCCGAAAGTGCCGAACTCGGTGTTTGCGTTGGGGGCGTTTCTATGAGCCGCGATGAGATCACCCGCATGGCGCGTGAGGCCAGCGAAGAAACGAACTGGAAACCGGCGCTTGGCAACGAGCACGTTGTCGATTTTCTTGAGCGCTTCTTCCACGCTGCCTACGCCGCTGGTGCCGCTGCCGATCGGGAGGCCATTCTGCAAATGAGCCGGGAACAATGGTTCAAGACTCAAGCAGATTTTGAAGAGGCCATCCGCGCCAGGAGCCAGCAATGAGCATCGTCACCAACGTAGCCGTCTTCTTCGCCCTCAACCCCGACGAAGAACTCACGGCCCACGATGTCGGCATCAAGTGGGACATGAAGCCAAACAACGTCGGCCATTCGCTGCGCTACGCCGAGGCCAAGGGCTGGGTCACGCGCACCAAGCGGCCTGACGCGACATCACGCACGAAATACCGCTGGATTTACACCGCAGGCCCGCGCCTGCTCAAGGAAATCGGTCAATGAGCATATACAGCACCACGAAGGACACCACCATGCAGCAGCCGGCTCACGGCCCAGGCATGGCCTACCGCAAGGCGTGCAGCGCCTGCAACCAGCACAAAGAGATTCTCGGCGGATCGCTGTACACCCGGCTGAAGCTGTGGCGCTGCGCCGCCTGCACCGAAACCGCCAGAAACACCGCCCAGGAGATCGGAAAATGACCTGCACCTTCCCACACTGCGAACCCGGCCAAGCCGGTACTCACTGCCGCCCCGAGTGCCGCACGAATCGCATCTGCTGCGATGGCAAGTGCAACCAGGGCCGGAATTGCCCGCTGACAGAGCCCGATCCGCTGCGGAGCATGGAAGACACCGAATCCCAGATATTCGAGGCCGTGGCGCTGTTCGTGGCCGGCGTGCTGGGTGTCATCGTAGCCATCGGTCTGGTCACCGCATGGGTGCGCCTGCTATGACGCCGATCCTGTCAGCAGACACCGCCCGTTGCGCCGGATCGTATCGAACCGAGTGCGACGGCTGCCTGCGCCGCCTGAGCCCGCCGCATGAGCGTCCGGTCTGGATAGGGCCTTGGGTCATCGAGGGTGAGCCTTGCCCGTCCAGACTCAGTAACTCCACACAGTCGGAGCCTGCCGCAGATCGAGGTGGATGAACCGGCCAGCGCCCTTCTGCTGCACCCCG